TATCCTCTTGCGCCTGTACTTCTCCGTCAGTTCAACGAACTTCTCGGACGTGCCGGGAACGAAGTCCACCGGGTTCATGTCCCTAGAACCCCGCAGGACGGGCTGTATCATTTCGTACGCTTGGTAAGCGGTCGCCAACTTCAATGGAGTAGGGATCGTCGCGTAACCCGCGTCGTAATTAACTAGGTACGTCCTGTAGGGAGAGAAGTAGTTGCGGTACTTGTCCGCCCACTCGATCATGCCCGCGTCGTTGTGCAGGACGAAGCCTGACAGGTCGTGGGCGATGCCGGTCTCAATCTCGTCCAGTTCGGTGAGGGCGTTCAACTCGACAATCGGGTAGTGCTGTAGGATGAGCCTGCTGCTGCCCTTGCCCTGAATGCGCTCCGAGTAGGTCGTGAGCGCGATCTTACGGTCTAGGTAGTCTTCGAGGAAGTCACCTGCGGCACTGACGATTTCCTGTAGGAAGGTGTCGTCAATCTTGTCCCACTGCGCATCCTTGATCGGTAGGGGCAGACTTTTCAAGTATTCAACAGTGATGATGTTAGCCACGTGAACTTCTCCTGACGATGCTCAACTTCTTACGTCGGCGGCGACCGAACGAAGTTCGCCTGTTGTGCGATGCCTGCATTGCTGCCTTACCCCGCAGGCTGTAGACCAAGCCCCGCTGCTGTATTCGACGGCGCAACTTCTGGAAGACGTTCATCCTGCGCTTGCGCGGTCTGGCGCGTATCTTCCTCTTGTCCGTCTCTACTGCTTGCTTGATCGCCACTTAGAATCCTATCGGCCTCGCTGACCAGCGTGCTCTCGAATAGCGGCCACTGGAAATCCTGTGCTCGCTTCAAGCCCGCTTCGCGCATGCGCTTCAATTCGTTAGGGGTACGTTGTAGTTTGAGGATCACGTCGGCAATGTCACTAGGATCGACATTAGCGTACCGTTGACCCGACTTGTGAATCTCCCAGTCGTGGACCGGCAGACCCTTCCCAGCGGGTGAGGCAACCTCCCAGCCAGCAGCGTACTTAGTCACTGCGACAGGAAGACCACACGCCATAGCCTCGGCAATAGGCATTCCGAACCCCTCAACCTGAGACGGTAGGACGAACAGATCGCACATGTTGTACAACTCCACCAGACCCGGAAGGTCTAGCCTGTTTGTCCGTTCAGGGGTAAATGAATGTAGACCGGGAGCCAGTCTCGGATCGTGGATAGTAATGTCAGCGATACCGTACGCCTGCTCCATTTCGATCAGATTCCATCCCTCTAGCCAGTGGTCCTGAAACGGACTGCTGTGCAGGTAGAGCAGGATATCGTTGCGCTTATGACGGTAGCGCAGGATAGAAATAGCCTCAATCAGTCGCGTAAGTTGCTTACGTCGAACGTTCTGAGCAACACACATGACGATGAACTTGTCCTCGACATGGTGATACTTGCGTAGGTCGTCACGTATCCCGGTGACATTGAACACGTCGTGATCGACACCCGTGTAGACCCATGGGAAGTCCCGCCCCGTAGCGTCACGGAGGGCCTTCGAACCGAATTCAGTCGCGGCAACGTTGTCAACTCTGGCAAGGATTTGACGCCATCGCGTATTGACTATCGGCGCGCCCTCGATCAACTGCATGACGAGGAACTTCACGTCGTACGGCAGGTGCCGTGCGTAGGATAGAGTGTTACCGGGCTCACCTGATAGATAAACTAGATCAGGCTTCCACCGCTTGTAGGTCTTTCGAGACGTACCGGTGGCTAGCATGTCGTCGCCTGACTCGGGCCAGACGAGTTCGATGCCGGTGTTATTCGCCCTTGGTCTTCTCTTGTTCGCCATCAGCGCTTCGACGGCTAGGACTTGATGCCCTGCCCTTTGAAACGCCTGTGCTGCTTTCCTGTTCTGTCGCCCGAACCCTGTTTCGAGTCTCGGACTGTCGCCCAGTACCAGAATCTTCGCCACTCTTATCCTCCGTGCTCTTGGCACTTGATGCACTCTTGGTGCTGATGTTGCTCAACTCGGCTTCGATATCACCCCAGCCGCCGAGCATCCTTCCGTCTTCGGTGAGCCTGTACCCTGAGACCCACGCTCGCCTGATCCACTCAGGGCGATCAACAGGGAGGGTGAGAAGCCCATCCACTGCTTCGAGCGCGCCGTCATAGAAAAAGACCATCTGATTCCCGTGCCTACGCACCATGTGCTGTAGGGAAATCGTTGCGCTCTTAGCCATTAGAAGTGCTTCTCTCCGGTCAACTTAGACGCCTCGATCAGCATGAGCGGATCGACGTGCTCAGTGTTGAAATCGTCCTTCTCCGTAGCCGATTCAGGCGGAACCTGACCGGATAGTGAGAAGGCGGTTCCAGCCTGAACCGCGTCGAAGACTCCACGCTTAAAGTCGTCGTAAGATGGGCTGTCAACAATGTTTCCGCCTGTGTAGACGGGAACGGTTCCGCCACCAACGGTTGCGTCAGTGGTGTTGAGGTCGGTACCTAGTTCTGAGTTCACGACAGCATCGTGCGCTGAGTCGTCAAGCGCCTCGCGCGCCTCTTGGTCGTCCTGAACGTCAAGACCAGCGGCACCCTCTAGGTATGTTTCGTCAGCACGATCAAGGTGTGCCTCGTTGAGAGCAGCGTGAACCGCATCCCAATCGACTACACCATCGGTCGTGTTGTCCGCGACGATCTGTGCGTACAGAGCGTCATTCTGAATCAACTCAGGCATTTCACTTCCTCAGTCGTAAATAAGGCAGGGTGCCAGTACAAGACTAGCACCCTTACCCTACGTACGATCTTAGATACCGCTCGTAATGGTGAAGTTCTGTAGAAGTGCCGCAGCACCCTGTAGAACGAAACCACCGTACCACTTGATCATGAAGTCCACCGAGTCGCGAGTCTTCGCTAGTTCCTCGTACGTGAAGTCCTTGTGAACAAGGAGTTCCGCACGGTTCCTATCGAACACGAGCACCTTGGTGTTGTCCTGCCAGTGGTTGTCCTGAATGATGGCTAGGCCGTCATATGAAGGAACGCGGAAACCGGCGTCCAACGTAACAGGGTCAATGAATTGAACCTGAGACTGGACCAAAGACTTGATCATGCGGCTAACCGCACGCGTAGCGACAATCGTGTTCGGACGACCGCCACCAAGACCAATGTCGCCAGCGGCGTCAATCGTCTTGTCAAGCATGTTCAGCGTAAGCGCGCCACCGCCACCGTTTACGACGGCACCTGCACCACCTGAGGCGCTGTAGATGCTGGAATCATCGGTGATCTGGTATAGAATACCAGTGATATCCTCGCTACCACCGTTTGCCGTAGCAATGTCGGTAGATAGTCGTTCGACCATTGCCTGCTGGTGAGCCTCAACCTCTGAGCCCAAGGCATCAAAGTAGGTTCCAGCAGCAGCAATCATCGGGCCGGTTACTTCACCACGAGTGTACAGGTACTTCATCGTCTTGAAGGTTCGGCCATAGGTGCTCTGAGTTGCTGCCGGTAGAGGACCACCGTCAACGCTCCATGATGCACCCGGAAGGCTTAGCCTCTTGCGGATGAAGTAGGTGTTCGTAGCCCAAGCACGCTTCGTTACGGCGTTGTAGAGGCTAGGAACCTTGGCAGCGAAATCACGGATTCCGCCGTCAACCAACTCAGGGATGAAATACGCAGCGGCACTCGATGCAAGGTCAAGAGCCTTCTGAATCTCGTAAGACATGTATCCCTTATCTCAACTTCTGCTCGCTGAGTTCGAATCCACGGCGAATGCGCTCTGATGGGCTTAGCCCAGCGAGTGCCTCGCGCGCTTCGTCAATCTCAGACTTAGCAATCAATACGCCCGGAGCACGAGTCTCCGGTACTGTGTCTAGCAAACGTTCCATGTTCTCGCTCAAACCTAGGATCGCCTTCTCGATGATCGTCAATCGGTCCTCAGACTTCTCAACGACTACCTCTACTGGGGCGCTAGCAGCGGCCTCTGGAACAACCGGCTCGACCTTAGAGTTGCCAATCTCCTGTCGAACAATGTTTCTGATTGATGTTTCGAGCGCGGTAACCATTGCGGAAACCTGCGCATCTTCTGACTTCTCGACCACGGCGACACCAACGATATCATCCTTGGCAGCATCCTCTAGGTTCAACTCGGGGTTAACCGGCTCAACCTCAGCGGGATCAGCGTCCGCAGCGTTAACTACGGATACTTCCTTGGTCTCGACCTCTACCTCGACCGTCTTCTCGTCGGCCTTCGGAGTGACTTCATCTGACATAGAAGACTTGTCTCCTGTGGCTAGGGCTTCGGCAGCAGCCTCGTCCATAGCCTTGCTAATAACCGTACCTAACGACGGCTGGAAGAATGGCCTTGTAGTAAGGCTAATCTCATCTGGAATCAGATCAGCGATTTGACGCTTGATCTGCCCTGCGGCCATTACGACACGCGGGTTCTCTGTGATGCCGTGCATGGAAAGTCCGAACTTCTTCGGCTCCTTGCCGGGTGGCAACTCGTTAGGATCAGTACGCGCGCGTAGCCATACTGACGTAGGGTGAGTCTTATCCAACTCGCCACCGACGTGCAGTAGACCCTCGTCGTCAATCCAAGCCTTCGTGATTTCTCCCATTTCGGAGTCCATGATAGTCTTGAATTCATCCACGTTCCTACCGTGCGTATCCTTTAGGGGGACACCGTAGGAATTGATGTGATCCGCAATCTGCTTTAGGGCGTCAGGCAAGAACTCATCGCCAGCGATATCAACGTAGCCCGGTCCTGAGACCACGCCTTCGATGTACCACGGCTTGTCGTCCGCGTAAAGGGACTTTTCAACTGTGAGAACGTGCTTCCACTCTGACATTTTACTCATTACTTCAATTCGTCACTTTCGGCCCTCGTGACCGCCCTTACGGGATTCGGCTTACCGAACGTGTCAGTCCCAATGCCGCTAACCGGATCGGTGAGCGTCTGAGCCTTAGCGATATCGGTAAGCATTTCAACAGGGATCGCGCCAGCGGGAGTCATGATGAAGTGAACATCGCCGCCCTTGATTGGGCCTAGACCCATTTCAGCACGAATCTCGTTAATGCTCTTTCGACCGGCCTTCTCGTGACGGTCCTGAATTTCGGCCTCTGCGCTCTTGCGCCTCTGGTCACCCTCACGGTGCTGGAACAGAACATCGTCCCAACCGAAGATGCGCCAGATCAGGCCATCGTTAATTTCATCCTCGACCGTTTGCTGGCGAGGGAAGATTACCTCAGCGAAGAACGAATCCTCGATCTGGTTCTGGCCTGATCGGATCGTTCGCTCAAAGATTCCTAGGCGGGTCTCGTCAACCTCTAGGACCGCACAAATCTCTCGTCGGTTGTGAACGCGACCCTGCATGTACTGCATGTCCAGCGCGGACGATACCGACTTCTGGATATCAACGTCACCTTCAAGAAGGATCGGCCTGTGGGCGTTCTGAGTACCAACGTAGTTCTGCTCTAGCCACTCGCGGTTGCGCTTAGCCTCGTCACCATCACTGTGCTTGACAATGAAGATCGTTCCGGTCTGTGCGCTATTGTCGTAGAAGGACCACGTGAAGTCCATCGCCTTAATGTCGATAGCCACGGTCTTCTGTAGCGAGTAGAGCGGCGACAATCCCTTGGTGTCGTCCTCAGGGTCTTCGATCCTAAAGTGTAGGATCACGTCCGCTGGGTACTCCATCGGGTCTTCCTGAGGCTGGAACGCACCGTAGCGCCAAGCCACGATAACGCCGTTGTTGTCTACCTTCGGGTTGACGAAGCGTGGGTTTAAACGCACAGCCTTGATCGGCGTGCGCTGCTTAGACGCGCTGCGCTGGATCAACCAGAATGATTCGCCGTATGTGTCCAAGTCCTTGTAGGTCTGGCGAAGTAGTTGCTTGCCGTTCGAACGGCGGAAGAACAACTTTAGGCGGCGTGCCTTTTCCTCGTCTACCTTTTCCTTCGGGTCTTCGCTGATGAAATGGAAGCCACCGCTAACCGCGTACGTAGCCTTCTTGTCGATGGCCGCGCGCACGATAGGGTGCTGCTTGTACATTTCATAGAAGATGCCGAACTGCTGTCTCTTACTGTAGTGCAGAATGTCGTGCATCGGCTTCGGGCCAAGGAGGGAGAATCTCGCCTGACTGCCCGGAGGCGTCACCGTGATCTGCGCCTTCTCGATCACCTGACCGCGCACGTTCTTAGTAACTTCGTAGCCCATTACTCGTCTCGCTTGTACTTGAAACTGATCCGTAAGGGCGTGCCGTTCAATGACTGAACTTCAATAGACCAAGATGCTCGGCCCACTTCTTCGTTTCCGGCGCGGCCAGACATGATCGCCTTGCGTACGCCCTTCAACGCCTTCTTTCTAGAAGGGGTTAGGTCCGTTTGTGAAATGAGCCTATCGAGTTCACGTATCGTCACGTTACTTCGCTTCCCACACTACCAAATTACCGCAGCCCCGACAAGGACCGGATACCTTGCCGCCTTGGATCGTGCGGTAGAGGTCTCGGTTCTTAATTGACAAGGCTCCATTGACTTCAACACCAAAGAGAACGTTGTCCACGGGGCACCTGATTTCACGCTTCTGTTGCGCCACTTAGATTGCCCTCATTGCTATGTCTTCGTCGCCGGAATCGCACCATGCCTCGGTAAACCTGTACCAATACGGTAGTGCCAATACGTAGCGAAGTTGGAAAGGATAGCGCTTCACCAGCGCCCTAATGTACGCGACCGCCTTCTGTGATACCTCGGGAGGCAACTCCCGGTTGTGTCGGTACTTGAAGGTCTTCTTGCCCTGTAGGGTGTATCGCTTAATGTCAGTGATCTTATCCTGACAGGTATCGTGTTCGGGATTGAACCGTTCTTTAACGGCCTCCAAGGACGTAGAATTTGACTGGCTCATTGCCTTCCCCGTAGACACCCAACTGGGTTGACCAGAAAATGTCGTCGGGATCGCCGGTAAATCGGTAGAACCCGGTCTCTGACTTCTTTCGTCGGATGCCGTGAATCTGCTGCATCAATTCCTTGTGCGGCGGATACTTGCCCTTACCTTGCTGTAAGTCAGCCTTGAACTTCGTAGCCCAGCGTTCCTTCTTGTCGTGCGTGAAGACGATGCCCTCCACACGAGCGTTGTTGCCTAGGCCTTCGCGCTTAGCGCGCTCAACGAAGATCGCACCTACGCCCGTCTCGTCAATGCTGACGCGTCGAGCCCCGACCTGTTGAACGAGTTTCTTCAACTCGTGGAACTGTTCCTCGTAAGGTGCTTGCGTTTGGTACACGTACTTGACGACCCACTTAGGCTGGTCGCCCTGCGTGTTGGAGAAGTGCTGAATGACCGTAAACACGGTCTGGTCCCGCTTCTTAGCGAGGTCCACGCCAATCGAGATTTCGTCGTTCTCGAACCTATCGAATGACCGGCTGCTGACAAGGGTCTCGTCCTTGGCGCTGGTCACCAAATCCCATGGGTAGAATGCCTCGGTCTCGTCAACGAACATGCACTCCATTTCGGTCTGGAAGGTCATGAGGTCAACGGCCCGGTAGATTTCGTTCTTCAACTTGTCGTTGCCGAACTCGTTTACACGCGCAGGCGTGTCCATCGTAGGCGCTAGGGCGATAGCGTCGTCCAGCGCTCCGTCGCGAACCATGTACCTTGACTCCCACCAAGGGATCACGTGTATACTGTAGTTAGGGTACTTATCGCGGTCGGTGATGATCGAGTGGTACAGACCAGACTCGCCCATCGGCGTGCTGATCACGGTGATCCTGTTCTCGCCTCGAATGGCAGCAGGGACACCGGCCTGATAGAGCGCCGGGAACTTCTCGATGAACGCCGCCTCGTCAAAGTAGACCGACTTGGCTCCACCGCGCACAGCGTGCGTACCCGGCTTTGAGATAATTGTAGACGTGTCAGGAGGGTAGTGGAACGCTAGGGCGTCCTCTGCGTCCCTGAATTTAGGAGGCTTCCACCCGAACGGTTCTAGTTCGTCGGGGATGCTGGCGTACAGGGCGGCTGCGGCGCGAAGTTTGCTGCTCGCTTCCTCCTGATTGACCGAGACGATGTTAGCCTCGTATCTCGACCTCGTGCACGCGGCGTGTACCGTCTCTATCGAAATCGTCGTTGACATTCCGATCTGACGTGCCTTCACCAGCCCCCGGAAGGCTGATTGGTCGTTCAGAAAGCGCCATTGGAATTTCTCCAACAACGTCGGCTGCTGGTTCAGACTCGTCAGGGCCTCCGCCCATACCCCCGGACTGGTGCTCAAAAGCAATTCGTAGTCGGTCTCCTGCAAGGCCTCGTCTCGCAAAGATTTCGATGATTGGCTTCTTGTTCTGGTCTGATCCTTCGTCACGCGCTCTCTCGTTCTTGAACTTCATTTCCATGAAGCCCTGTAGCACCTTTAGGCGCTCCGCAACTTCCTTCTTCAACTCTGGCATCTTGATAGGAGAAGGGTTTGGGTCTTCGATACCCTCAGGCAGTTGCTCGCCCTCTGTTTCCACGATCAGGGCTGGTACCACCTGACGCGTGAGCAGCAAGATCAGGATATCGAGTTCTTTGTCGAGGGCAATCGCATCGCCCTTAGCAATGACGCCGCTGTAGTACCTGAACTGTTCGTCAGTCAGGAGCGGCTGCATCTTCAATAGGATGGCGTTCGCCATTTCCGTAGGGATCAGCGACTTCGCCTTGTTCTTAGAGCCCTTCGGACGACCGCGCTGGCGCTTGGTCTCCGCAGCCTTGTACGTGGAAGCGAGGTCGCGGTTCTGCCCCTCTGTGGGACGCGCCACGACCTCTCTACCGCCCGGCATAATTCGAATTAGGCCTCAGGCTCGTTATGAGCCTCAGGAGCCTTAATCGGCTCGTGTGCAATTACTGTGCCCGCCTCATCGGTAATCTTGACCAGCGTGCCGTCCTTCAACTGAGGGTCAGCAACGGGAGTGGTCGAGGTACCGGCTAGCACGGCAATCCATGCGCCGAGTGCACCTGTCGCCAAGTCAACGAGGGTACTGATCGAACCCTGATCAACGTCGGGGAATGCTAGGAAGATTCCCTGCTTGACAAACTGCATCGTCGCGACGATTGCTGCCATGATGATAACTGTGCTTCGTCCGAAGATCATGTCTTTCGCCTCTCGAATGTGTTTAAACGCAAAAGCGTGTTTAAACGCGGGGTAACAAAAAACCCCTCAGGGCAGACGCCCTAGGGGTTGTGCACGGTTTCTTAACCGCGAAATGTGGAGCCACTACGAGGAATCGAACCCCGACCGGATGAGTACAAAACACCCGCACTACCGTTATGCAACAGTGGCATTGGACCGGCTTACAAGTTACCGGGACGCTCGCGGTGAGTGACCGCTGCGACTGCTCTGGCAAAGGTGACAGGAATCGAACCTGCTAGGCGCGGGTTTGGAAGCCGCTGGCATGCCTTATGCCCTCACCCTTATGGTGCATGTCGCAGGAGTTGAACCTGCCCGCTTGTCTCGACTCCACAGCCGGGGAACGACTGTGGCGACTACGGTTAGCCTTGTCGAAGGGCTCCACTACACGCATGTCGTGTGGAACTTGTTAAGGCGCTGCCACACTCGCGCCTGTTCGGTTTAGTGACACGAACAAGGTCTCTGGCTCTCTCGGAAGGAATCGAACCCTCATCCACCGGGTAACAACCGGGCGACCTACCGTTGGCCGACAAGAGAATGGTGCCAACGCCGGGAATAAACCACGGACGAAGGCATGGAGCCGCCTATCAGATTCGAACTGATTACCTCGTCATTACCAATGACGTGCACTACCACATGTGCTAAGGGGGCTGGTAACTCCCGGTAGAATCGAACTACCACTCGCGGCGTATGAAACCGCTGCCCTGCCGTTAGGCTAGAGAGTCTTGGTAGTCCCTTACGGGAACCGTTCGGCAGGTACCGATCCCTGCTTCACCAGCGAATCCAGACCGCAGTCCGTATCTCCGTGAACGCCCATCTAGTTACTTGCTATGGACGGGGCATTTGCCCTGTGCGTGCAAGTCCCGACGATTCCCCTGAGGGATACCGTGTCGAGCCCGGTAGCGAGTGATTGAGCCGTCGCTGCGGTACTTCTCCTGAAAGCGGAGACGGTAGTTGCGGCGATGCTTTCGTGCACCCGACCCCTTCTGATTGGGGTCTTTTCGTTTGCCCATTGTGACCTCTACTGAGGGTCACTACGTGTGACCCTACTTACGTATGGTCATAGTGGCAAATCCTTTCTCCGGTCTTACCGGAATGTGGTACTGTTGGCGAGATTCGAACTCGCGAGTTCCTACTTGGCAAGCAGGCTCCGTAGGCCACTGGGACACAACAGTATGGTGCCCGACCCGCCCTCAACGGACGACCCGAGCATGGAGCCTAAGTAGAGAATCGAACTCTAATCGGCGCTTTACGAAAGCGCTGTCTTGCCGTTAGACGACAGAGGCTTGAAAGCGGGGCGACCTACGAGCACAGCAACACCAACCTTAACCCGGTAGAGTCGGTGGCTTCTCGTAAGCCTAACTACATTTGGTACTCACTAGAGGATTTGAACCCCTGACATATGGTATGTAACACCACTGTTCTACCGCTGAACTAAGCGAGTTTGGCACCGCCTACGCGATTCGAACGCGCATCTTCCGAGTTGAAAGCCCGGCATCCTAAGCCCTTAGACGAAGGCGACACATGGAGCCCAGTTTTGAGACAAGTTGGCATGTCTGTACCCGTCTTAGGGGTCATTTGGTAGGCCACAAGAGAATCGAACTCTTGACCACCTGCATGTCAAGCAGGCATTCTAACCACTGAACTAGCGGCCTTTGGTACTCCTGACAGGACTCGAACCTGTACGCCTCTGGTGCACACCGTTTTGAGCGGTGCGTGTCTTCCATTCCACCACAGGAGCAAGCGCTTCATCCGACTTACGTTTCGGAGCGGAAGCATATTCACCGTGAAGCCCTGATGCGGCTTCCGTGAATGGTCCCGTCCTTCTCAGACCTACGGGACACTATTTGGCACGCCCACGGAGACTTGAACTCCGGTCGAGAGATTGAGAGTCTCCCATCCTATCCGCTAGACGACAGGCGCATGGAGCCCAGTCAGGGAATCAAACCCTGTCCTCGCGGTTTAGTGCCGCGCGTGCTACCATTACACCAATCAGGCTAGTCCGTTTCAATCGGGCTGTCAGTTTCAAGCCAGATGTACGGTTTGTTCGGTTTGTCCATGTCTACGTCCGTTTGAACCATAGTAGATGGCCCAAGGATACGAACGCGACGGTGATACGTCGAGTTTCCTTGCGAATCTGTTACACGAATGGCCGGGTCGTTGCGACCCTCATCCTTGTTGCGCTTCGCTAGGAAGCCGTTGACTGTAATCACCTACTGCATGACTTTACCTCATTTGGACAGTGTGACGAGACTCGAACTCGCATACCGGTGTTTAAAAGACACCTTTCCACCGTTGGTACACACACCGTTGGTCCTGAGAACAGGAATCGAACCTGTGGCCCTGCGCTTTTCAGACGCGAACTCTACCTACTGAGTTATCTCAGGTTGTATCTGCGGCGCAGTAGCCAGTCAGCGACGTACATCGCCAACATGTATACGCTCCACATGATCATGACCGCGAATACGCGATCAGGTCTTCCCTCGTCGTACGACGCCTCTAGCAACAGTCTGATGCCGAAGAACGCCATGCCTATCAGCCAAACCTGCTTGATCGACGGCTTTAGCCCCAGTAGGACTACCACGCCAATCGGGACCGCCAGAAGCGGTACCAGTATCCAAGTTGTAACCGGTAAGCCGAGGAATTCCATGTACTCCCTTTCGGAGCAATGTGGCGGAAACTACAGGATTTGAACC